CACCACCATCAAGAGTAGCTACGCCATTAGCAGCAGCTCTTTGACTAAGAGGAATAAATCTTCCGTCTATATCTACAGTTATAGTATTTGTATCTCTTTTAGTAAGAGTGATAACTCCGTCTGTCGTGTCAAAAGCAGCAGAGGTAATAGTCTCATTATATGCTTCCGTCCAAGTAGCTTGAATAGCATCTGTAGGTAGACTATAACCAGTATCAAATCCTAAAGCTAATGTGCCTGATGTTGTTACTGGATTATTACTTATATCAAAACCTGTAGGCACAGACATATCTACGCTAGTGACAGTACCAACAGTAGAGTTTATAGTTATAGTATCTGTAGTAGCATTTGTAGCTATAGTTACTCCCGTTCCTCCAACGAAGGTAAGTGAGTTCGTTAATGAAGATGCGACAACGTCTGTTTGGCCAGAGACGATAAGTCGATTAAATATACCTACAGTTCTATTCTCCCATTGATCTTCTTGGGAGTTATATACTATTAACTGATTATTTAAAGGTTCTGTTATGGATGGAGAAAATCCACCACCAACAGCACTGCCACCTACAGCCCCACGTATCTTAGCGAGTAAGGTGAAATAAGTAACTGTTTTATTTTTCTTTGTGCTTGGATCAAATAATGTAAACTGATCCTCTGGAGCTATTCTAAAATCTACTTGTACGGCCATAGCACAAATTTACAAAAAGAAAGGGGGCGGGTTACCTTCGCCTATTGCTGTTCTTCATTAAGAAGAACGTCTACAATATTCTCTTCATCCTCAAGCTCAGATCTTTCTCCTTTTCTTTGAGAGATTAACTTGCTTTGTTGAACAGCTTGCTTTTTAACACGATCATCCTTTCGGTCTTCTTTCTCGCTCTCTAAGGTTTGCTTAACGCCAGACTCTATTCTTTGCTCGGCAATACCGAAGTTACCTTTTAGGTTTTCAAGCTGCATCTTTAACTCATACTCCAATTGCATAAGTTGAGCTTTTGCCTGAGTCTCTATCTGTATTCTTTGAGCGTCAATCTGAGCCTTCATCTGTTCCTCTTGCATCTTTCCTTGAGAGCTAGCCATCGCTGTTTGCTGATTCATCTGTGCTTGCATCTGAGAATTCATAGCAGCAGTTTCTTGTTGCTGTTTAATCCTCTTCTTTCTACGAACAACTAGTAGTCTTTCCGCTTGGTCAATATCTCTTAGTTGTCTAATTGCAATTGCATCTTCTAAGTCAATCTCTTTCTGAGCTAGAGCTACTTGAATATTTTGCTCTAAGTAAGCCTTGTCTACATCATTCATATCGCTAACGACACGAACACCAAAATTGTACATAGGGAGCTTAGAGAAAGAACTAAGAACACTCATATTCTCTTTACCTATAGCCTTCTCATAGGCTTGATACAATATAGTCTTAGGAGGAATTATTTGTAAGCATTTAACTATATCCTCGCAAACCCTTCTGTATAAAACTAAAGAGGCGTTTGTTATATCATATAAAGCATTATTTCCTGCCGCTAATTGCTGTTGTCTAACACCTACTAGCTGATCTCCCTTTGGAGATGTGCCATCCATAACTTCATTAATACCCGTAGCATCACGAATCATTCTCAAATAATGATTGTATAAAGCTATAAGCTCATTGATATTTCTGATGGTATTGTCTAAAGGACGAACGGGTGGGTTTTGAAATCCTCCTTCCGGGTTCTTACTCCTATAGTAGAAGACACCTGTCTGTTCGTAGATGTCTTGAATATCTAGTGGTTGCAACTCTCCTCCCCGACCTAATTGGACATTTTCTAGTCCTTCGATATCGACAAGAAGACCGTCTGGCTTTGCCTTAGCAATTGCTTGCTGAATCTTGAGGTGAGACAATTGTAGCTGATCTGCGAATCCTATTACTCCAGAAACTATGGATTTAGGGATCATTCTTCGGATGTTTGTTGCAATCGCACTATAGCTCATACGTGTACGGCTTAGGTCGTGTACATTCTTTGGTACATTCTTTTTTAAGCCATAATTATATATGTGTTCTGTTCCTATGATAAAGCAACCACCATATAGCGTAGAGTTCTGCATATAAACAGCCTCTCTATCATAAACACTATTTGTTGGTGCTGAGTACTTATTTCCTTTATGGTAAAAACCAATATTTCCATAAGCAGATTCTTTCTTTTCGAATATAACATTGTCTACACTCACGAACTCAAAGTCCATAACCTGTATAGTGTACTCGTCATATCCATAGTTATATCTATCAAGATTACCATCGTATGTTGAAGAGCCTATTATGTTAGGGTTATTACCATATCGGTTCATAACCGTCTTAGCCATATTCTTATACTGCTCTTCTGTAAACTGATTTCCAGCGACTCTTTTCAACTCAGAGATAGACATCCTTTCAATATGTCCAGCATAAACGATATCAGAGAAGTTAGGATCGTCAGTATAGCTATGAATAAAATAAGCAGGGTCTACATACTTAGTTACAATACCATAGTTAGGGTCGTTCTCTCTCTTGACAACAGCCATACCTACATTAACTAAATCTTCTACATTCCTTCTGTAGATACGCTCATCAAAATCATTCCAAGAAAGGGTTAAGTTAATACCTATCTGTGAAGCTATTTCTGATGCTGTTTTTAAGTTAGTGTCTAAGAATATTTCTACCTCTTCTGGGGTATCAGGAAGCTGGTCTGGGTCTACCCTTACTTTTAATCCAGAAGCTTTAATTTCTTTAAGTCTTTCCTTTTCTTCCGTGTATAATTTTACTTTGTTTTTTTCAATGTCTTTTTCACTCCTAGATAAAGGATCTATTGCCTCTACATTAGGATACATCTTAGAAGAAAGGATCTTATTTACTACAATTTTTACAAACTTAGGAACGATTGGCACTGGAGTCCAGTCTAATGACAGCATAGATCCATCACCGTTATTCGGGTCTAAAGAAGACAGTATTTGTTTATATATTGAGGTATCTTGAGTCCCATTTGCATAATCCCTTGACACTTCAAATTCCCTCCACCTTTTAGAGTATAGAGAGCCGTCAATATCTACGCCTCCCCATTGAGAGTATATCGCTTTAGCATACTGTAACCCATATTGCTTTGTTAGCTTTTTGGGCTGCTCCGCTAACGGATCAGGAAAAATAGACTCATAATTTGATGAGCTTCCAGTGTAATTCATTTAGTAAATGCTTTGTGTACAAAGATACAGATAAGAATTAACGCTTAATTGGGCGTACTTTCCTAAAAAACACTTTGCTTTCAAAGTCTGTTTTAATTTTTTGTTTAACATTTTTTTGTGCTGCCATAAGAGCTAATCCGCTAGATATTGATAAGTCAAATTTAGTACGATCATCTATCTTAAAGTTAATCCAATCTTCTAAAGTTCTATTAAAATACATATTTCCATAGTTTCCAGTCTCGTGATGTACACCTACGTGGTCGTGAATATACGCCTCAATCGCCTGAGCGTGAGCCTGTATGATATCTTGAGAGTTAGAAGGTATGCCTTTTGTCTTTGTCTTTATGTGGTTTGACGCTGCTCCTAGATGAGCGGGCCTATCCATAAGATAGCCATCATAACCTCTTGACTCGAAATATCTTGCAATACCATATTTATTATTCTCTATAAGTATTGGATAACCATAAAACTTAGCAGCCATAAGAATATCTTCATAAAATATTTTTGCTAATGGAGGTCTGCTTGCGTACTCAGCAACGAACATATTAGAAGGGTGCTGTATAGAAAACTTATTATAAATATGACAAGCTCCTTTAGAAGATCTGTAGTCAACAGTAGTATCTATATCATATGAGTCAACACCTCCACAACCTAAAGTTTGATTAGGAGGTACAATCTTGTTGTTTTCTACTTTTCTTAAATTCCTAAGATCTGCTGGAGGTAACCAGCTTATTCTCCATCGACCATTAACATCAGGTTTAAATAGAACCTTTGTGTCTTGCTTGCCGTTCTCCCAAACAAAGTTACCTACGACAATTGGATTTGGATACAGATCATCGTTATACTGAGTCTGCTCATAAATCTTTTGTATGTTAAACAAGCTACTCTTTGTGGAATCTCTAAACGCCTCCTCTTCAGTAAAAGGAAACTGTCTGATTATCTCATTAAGTTCATAGCTGTT